TATGGCGGCATGCCAGTGCCCACCCCTCTCGAGATGCTGTCGCTGGCCGAGACCCGCCGCCGCGATCCTGATCTGGCGTTGCGGATGGCGGATGCGGCGTGCCGTGAGTGATGTGATTTTGATAATGGGCGGAATAGCCCGCGCGTGACGTGAACCGAAACCGGAGAGAGAATATGAACACCGAAGATATCCAGGCCAGCCTCGACAAGTTGGTCGCAGCAATGCTGGCGAAAGCCATGAAAACCCCCGAAGCCTACGTGATGATGAAGGCCAACCAGCAGACCAGTTTGAGCGTGGATTGGAAGTCGCAGCGCGAGGCAAAAATCGGGGCAGACCACGCCTACGAGTTTTTCCGCGGCGACGATCTGCCGACCATGTTCGACAAGGCCGACGCATGGGTTGCAGCTCGACCTGATCCCGAACAGGCCCGCATGCAGGAGTTCACCGAAGCTCTTGCCGGCGTGATCGAGCTTGGCCACGCCAACGGCATCGACGTGCAATTCGTGAACCCGCTGACCGAGGCCATGAAACGCCTCTCAGAGAACGCTCTGACCCATCAGGTGTCGGCATGACCTACCACTTCACCCACTGGCCCATCGCCGCCATCGTCGTATTCACCGCCGGCTGTCAGCCAATGGACGCCATCGAGGGCAAGCCGTCCGCGTTCCAGGCTGAGGTCGAGCGCCGCGCCCTGATCACCCTGCCTGATCCAGTCGCGGATCCGACGAGTCTGGCAGACGGCGTGGTGCCGCTGACTGTCGTGGTTCCCGAGCCGGCCGCGCTGCCGGTCGCGGCGCCACCCTGCCACGAGGTGGTCATGGGCGGTCTCCATTGATGCTCGCTGCTGCCGACCAGTGACGATCGGCAGGGGTGAGGATCAGGCGACTGCCTTGAGGGTGAAGCGCGGGGAAAAATGACCACCGATGCGACCGGACTTTCGATCCATGTGCCGGGAGATGCCGCTGATATCGTGCATGAAGTTGAAGTCGTCGCCAGCAAGCAGGCGGTCCCAATCAAGCGGGTCATTGCCGTTCACGCCGTCTGCGGCTGTCAGGTCCATGACGAGATTGATGCGCTCGTAGCCTTTGCGCTTAGACTTGGGGATCGGCGTCTCAAAGCGCTTGGCAGCTTTTGCTGCGTGGGCGGCGTTCTTGCTAAACTCTGCGGCTGGCATCTTTCGTCTCCATAGCGTCGGATCATTCCAACTGTTGTGATAATCACATCATTCGTATCAAAGGTCAACGGCTAATCCCGGCTGAAATCCTGAACAGCGCGTCCTCTGCGTCGGCTAGACGATTGAGCGCATCCCTTGTGCCCGCGTCCCCTGCCGGCAGATCGAGGAACGCGCGCCGAGCCCTGCGCCATTCGATCAGCGTAGTGTTTATGGTGACGCCTGGTTTGTACCGTTTCTTGCGCTTGTTCCATTTCTCGATCGCCAATTCCTCTGTAGCGGCAGGGTGAGGTACCAGTACGGATGAGCATGATGCTGCCTTCGCCGTCGATGATACCTGCGAAATATTCTGGGGAAACTGTCATTGTCCGAGAAGTGTCTTTTTTTCCGTCGGCGCCACCGTCGTCACGCCCGACCCACTGGTCAGAATCGTTGGCGACCCAGCCTTGATCTTGTCGGTGGCACGGCGACCGGCGGCAGTCTTGACCGCGGCGCCATCGGGTGACTTCATCGCGGCAGTCTCGGGCGGCAATACCGGGTCCGCAGCCGCTGCACCGCCGCCACCGCCAAAAATGCACATCATCGGGTTGCTCCCAGCGTCAGGATTGAGGCGACCGCAACAGCAGCGCCCATCAGATAGATCGCGAGCGAGAACGCCAGCCGGCCCATGCCAGCGGGAAGCTGATCACATATTGCGGCCAGCCCGATCGGAGCGGCGGCAAGGATCGCGAGCGGATAGTTCTCGGCGGCAATGTTAGCGATCGACACCAGCGCGGCGAACCAGCGGCCATTGGTGGCGATGTTCTGTGCCAGCGCCAAGTTGCGACGGGCGGCGATGTCAGCCTGCATCAGCAGTTCGGCATGATATGCGGCGGCGTCTACTTCCAGCTGATATTCATCTTCCGGGCTATCAGTCATCGGGCCACCTATCGCGTCATACTGCGCAATCTCTACGCGGCGATGGTTTGCGGCTGAAATCGGTTAGGACGCTGGTGGACGGCTGTGGACGGAAGGTCAGGCGAATGGGTCGTATTCAGTTGCCACAGCATGCCCACCACTGGCGCCATGCTGCCCGGGCTGCTTCTTCGCGACGGGTTCGGCAAACGTCAGCGCCAGGGCATCGCCCTCGTTCGGTGATGGCAGGCCGCGATCCTTCATGTCGGCTTTGCTCTCGAGCAGGATCTTGCCATCCAGCCGTGGCACAGTCTCCGGCCCGATCAGATCCTGATACAGCAGCTCGTTGGCAGGATCGATGGCGCCGCCCTCTTTCAGCCAGCCCTTGATACCGCCCCACATCTCGGCGCGCTTGTTCTGGAACCCCGGATCGATCGCCTTGCCACCGAACCAGATGATGCGCCATGACCGGCCCATGGTGCGACCAGCCGATACGATGCCAGTGCCATACCCACCATCGACAAACACCGCGTCGGCCTGATGCTCATCCTCGAGGCGCGCGATCAGGTTGGCGACCTCGATGTCGTTGTCATTCTTGGGCAGTGTGGCGAGGCGCTGGGAGTAGAGGCCTTGGCGCATGTAGATCACCAGCGGGTCGTCGCCGGTCCAGGCGGGGTCGACGCCGATGATCTTGGGCGCGAACGAAAACTGCTCTGGCCGCAGGTGGCGCGTGCGCGCTGCATCGGCATCGTCGCCCGATATGAACTGCATGGCCGACTGGCTGGGGAACTGGCCGCGCACACGGATCTTGAAGAAGTCGCTGTTCTCGCCGTGGTCATCGGCCCACTGCTGGATTTTCTTCTTGTTCGTGCCAGGCACGGTGCGGCTATCGATCTGGCGAGTGACCCAGCGATGGCGGAACCTGCGGAAGCACTCACGGAACCGGCCGCTGTTGCGCGTCGGGTTGCCGTAGACGATCCAGATGATCACCGTGTCCTCGTCGGTCAGCGCGCCCTCGGCCACTTCCCAGACTTTGTCGTGGATCTTGGACGCCTCATCGAATTCGAGGATGATGATTTTTTTCTTGTTGTGCAGGCCGGCGAACGCCTCGGTGTTGTTCTCAGACCAGGGCACGAAATCCTGGCGCCAGTCGTTCGCGTGTTCCTTGTCGCGTGTCTTGATCGAGGTCGCCTGCACGTCGAACCAATGGCTGGTGATGGACGTGCGGAACCACTTGCCGATCTCGGGCGCGGTCTTGGTCTTGAGCTGGCCATCGGTATTGGCCGTGGTGACGATCTTGCAGTCGGCATAGCAGGACATCGCCCAGTTGCTCAGCATGCCCATGCTGGCCGACTTGCCGATACCGTGGCCACTGGCGACCGCGATCTGCAATGGCTGGTGCTGCGTCTCAGGGTTGCCCAAGTGGTCACGGATGATCGAAAAGATATCCGCCTGCCATTCACGCGGCGCTTCCTCAAGATCGCCTGTGCCCCACTCCCACGCGGCCAGAGCCCACCGAAAAGGATCGTTGCGGCAAGTCTGCGCAAAGCGGATCAGCTTATCGTTAGGATCTTCGCTCATTCCGGCAGGGAGGCGAGCCGTTCAGCCAGGCGGTCGAGGCCCTTGTGGTTGATGTTCTCTTGGAACGCCTGAACCTTGACGTGCTTACCAACCAGCTCCAGTGCTTTCGCAGCACCGGCAGCATTGAAGACGTAGATCGGGCGCCCTTGCTCATCGACCAGATGGTTGCCCTTCTTGTCGGTGAATGGGCTGATCTCTTGCATGCAGCGCTCGTGCAATTTCACGGCCTGGGCCAGCACATAGTCGGCATCGATCTGCGTGCGTTCGGAGCGCTTGGCGAGGGCGATGTCCAGAGCTTCACGGACATTAATATTTTTCAATAGCTGATCACCACCCTGTCCAGCAGTCGCCTCGCTATACCCGGCACGGATTGCAGCCTGCGTAGCATTCAGATCAATCAGGTATTCATCGACAAATCGCTGCTGTTTGGCCGTCAGCATTTCACTCACTCTGGGTATCGGATTACCCTTGTGAAATACGCATCAATGGTTGGCGCGTGGCTATCCGCCCCGAATTAACCAGAATGACGCTAATGACGCACCAGTGTAAGCTGAAATCGGGGTTAACCCATTGATTTTGTTATCGAATGACGCAGTGACGCACTTTTCCTATAAATTATAGATGCGTATCGATATGAATGTACCATTAAAATCTATCATTCACAAAGTTACACTAGGGAAAGTGTTGGAAAAACGGGGGACTTCAACATTTCCGGGCGTCTCCGCGTGCATATGCCTCAGCAGGTGCATCATTCTGGCCCTCAAACCCACTCAAAACAGGGATGGAAAAGGTGTAGGGTGTAAGGTATGTGTATCGTAATTATCAATCACAGTAGGATCACCCTACATTTCGAGGCTGTGGCAAATGACGAACTATGCTGATCTGGCGATGGGTAATGCCATCCGAATTTACCGATCCGAGCATGACGAGGCGGGCGAGGTTGGGCCCCATATCTCGTCGCGCTACACCCTGGCCGATACGCCGGCCGGCCCACTGGAGTGCGAGGTATGGCGCGAGTTTGACATGAGCAGCGGCGAGCCCCGGCTGATCTGGGCGGCTCGGTATTATCGGCATGGCGTCGACCTGGCACACCACGAGATCAAGGACGCCGGCCTGATGGGCGAACAGCGTCCGATCGAGAGCGTCGGGAACCTGTTCACGCAATGGGCCGCGGTGCGGATGCGGATCAGGAAGGTGGACAAGCGGCTGATCGACTGGCCGACCACGAAGGATCTGTACGATGATTTCGTGGGATGGGCGAACCGACGAGGCGCTGCTGATATCCCATCGCTCAAGGCGTTCTCGATCAGGATCCGCGAGGTCGATGGCGTCCACCCGAAGCGGGCCGGCCGGCGCGGGTTCCACATGCAGTTTGTCGATCTGGTCGGCGTCGATGATAGGCCGGCAGCGCCGTTGGCCGATGCAGGCAATGCCACGCCCGAGCAATTGCAGCGGGCGCGATATGCCGAGGAAAATGCCGCCGTCGAGGCCATGCTGGCGAAGCAAGAGGCGCGGCGGGAGCGCGATCGGCTGCGCGCTATAGAGAAGGCCAAGAACCCGTTGTTCCCGAAGTCAGAGAAGGACGCATAACCGGGTCGCAAATAAAACCTCACAAAACAGTTGACACCCGCTGCGCCTGATGTGATTATCACAGCAGACGAAACAGACACCCAACGGGAGATGAAGATGACCAACGCAATCAGCCGCAACTACCTCGAAGCCCTCCGTCAGCTCCGCATTTTCACAAATGGCAGCTATGACATCTACGCACTCGCCGGCCGCGACAACGTTCATAAGCGCGTTGCCGTGATGTCAGCGGTCCAGGGTTTCAAGACGCCCCAGGCCAAGGCCGGCATCAACGCAATCCGTGACACCTTGTACGATGCAGCCGGGATCAGCGGCGACACGCTGCACGCTCAGGAGCGCCGCTTCCAGGCATGGGCGCATGCCAACGGCGATCACCTCGATATCGCCGCCTAACCCCCTGGGGCGTGCCACCCACGCACGCCCTACCCAATGTGATTATCCCAACACCGAGAACGCCATGACCTTCCCACTCACCGCAGAGCGCATCGCAGAAACGAACGCCCTGCTCGCGGCCTACGAGGCAGCGCACGACTTCAACGGGCACTGGGCAACCTATGCCGCCTGCGAGGGCCGGGCCGCTGCTGAATGGCGCATGGGCTGTGGCGTCGAGTGCAAGCGCATCCGCGACGAGATGGACCGCATCACCCTGGCAAACCGCCAGATCATCGCCGCCGCTGTGGCCGCGCTGATGAAACCCCGCACCCATGAGGCAGTAGCATGAACGCCGCAGCATTTATCGCCAACGGCCTGACGGCCATGAACCGCGCAGCCGCCGCCCCGAAGCCGGCCCCTGTGTCGCCCATCGAGGCCATGCAGCGCGCCGAGTACCGGCTGCGGCTGCACGCCCAGCTCGTCACCGACCTGGGGGATGATGGATCTGAGTTCCTGGCATGGGCCGATGATCTGCGCACTGCCATCGACCAGGCGCGGGGGTTGTGATGGCCCGCGCACTTCTCCACCCCGCAGCCATGCCGGTCTGGGCGCTTGTGATCCTGGCCGCTGCCTACTGGTGCCGCTTCGATGCCCCGATCTGGATGGCCCTGGCATGACCCGCACCACCACCGCCCTGGGCGCCCCTGTGTTCCGCCCGGCCCGCAGCTTCATGGACATCGCAACCGGCGCCGAGCGCGTCGAGCGTGTCAGATACGACCCACGCAATGACCCAGAGCTAGAGGCGATCGTGCCCTATGCCGGCAAGAAGGATGGCAGCGATGACCAGAAATAACCACCTAGAGCCCGGCGAGTTTGGCGAAGGCGCCACCGTCAGCGAGCCCCGCCGCGACGAGGTCGAGCGGATCCTTCGATCCGTGTTTGAGGAACCTGCCATGACCGATACCAAAGCTATGCCTGTGGGCGTGAGGGATGCCATTGCCGACGCCATCGCATCAGCAGACGTAGGTTTCAGCATGAACCTGGTCCGACTGGTGGACGGCGTCTACACCTATACTCTCAAGTATAGCGATGGCACAGAGATGGAGTTCTGCGACGACGAAACAGACGACTTCGACGCCCAAGACAGGCTCTATGCCCATGTCCGAAATCGCAAGCGCCAGTTGCAGGCTGATGCTGTTCTCGCAGCCCTCTCAACCATTGAAGCGGGACCGGGAGCGGTGAGCGATGCGCAGGTTGAAGCCGCTTTGACCTCTTGGTTCGGGGGGGACATTCCCTTCTCGTACATTGGCGCCTTCCACGAGGACATGCGCGCCGCCCTCAAAGCCGCCGCTCTTTCCCCCATTGGCGGAGAAGCAGAGCCGGTGGCAGTGGCTCCCCATGTCAGAGCGGCCTTTATTAATGCTATCCGAGAAGAGGGGACAAAGGCAGAAGCGTGCGACTATTTACAAAATACATGGAATGAACTCGCTGTTGCGAGGGCCAGTAGCGCACGATTTGCCCGGCTCTATGGAATTGTTCGCCGCATCAAATGGATAGACGCGGAAACCCCTGCTCTTGAGAACGACCAGACAAAGGGCGCTTTGGGTGATCTGGCTGAATTCCTGTTTATGGATGGGATCGACTCTGCCGCCGATCCCCAGGGAGGCGTGAAATGAGCCATCTGGGCAGGAAAATCGACGGGAAACCAAAAACCCCAGCAGAATGGCGCTCGATAGTAGACGAGCATGAGCTTTGGAAGCAGGACTCCGCAGATGGCTACAACGTGGCCGCAGACCGTCTCGCAGCGCTAATCGCTTTCCACGTTACATCAGCAAGTCAGGGAGGCGTGAAATGAGCGACGACGAGGATTGGCACAAGAAGGTTGACGCCGCTCTCACTCGAATGCGCAAGGCGGTGATGGCGGGTAAGGGCGTGCGGATAAGCGCTGACGAGCTTGCCCAATTGAACCTTACAGTTCTGGGCGAACTGATGGCGCAATACGAGGAGCCCCAGCCATGACAATGCCTGACACATTGAAGCCGGACGAACTGGTGGAACCCGCGTACAAGAAATTCCGCCGCGAGGCGTTCATGCTGGCGATGGAGTTGGACCCCGCCAATTTTGCGGGCGATCTGGACGAAGTGGACGATAACACCGTCGAAGGCATGGCGAGGACTTTGGCTATCGTAGCCGGCGGCTACAACTGGACCACAGATGACAGCGGCCGTCTGGCTGCGTGCGTGGCGGGCGATCAGGGCTATGCAACAACCGGGCTCGTGCTCGGCGCCGACGAGCCGGCAGACCGCCTCTCAGCCCTCCAATCTGATCTGGAGCGGGTAACGGCGGAAAGGGATGCAATGCGTTCCAAGCTGTTCCCGTATGCCGATGAAACCGACATCAGCGGCATGTCTTGGGGCGGGTTCTACCTCATCGGGAACGCCAAGAGCATCAAGGAACTGCAGCGCATTGAACACCGCGCCGCCCAGCTCGATCAGTTCTGCGCGGCATACGAGGAAAGCGTTGCCCGTGAACGCACCCGCGCCACCACCGCCGAAGCTGCGCTCGTGAAGGCGAGAGAGGCGCTCGATAACATCCGCGAACTGAACATGAAGAGCGAGGACGAGAACGGCCACCGCTGGGCGAACAGCGATTTGATCGAGCAGGAAATCATCGGCGCCCTATCCGATGGGGAGGAAGATAATGGGAGGTAAGCTGCGTCTGAATGCAGAGCGTCGATGGTGCTTGAACTGGTGGAAAGATGGGGGCTGGACAATCGGACGGCCGATGTTGCGAGGCATCAAAAAGTGGGAAAGCCACATTGATATGCTGGTCAAGGCGGGTTTGCTGGAGGGCGACAAATGGGCCGGCCCCGGCGCTGCTGCATGCCGCATCACCGACGCCGGCCGCGCCGCCCTTCGCAACCACGAGGCCAGTGAATGAGCGACGACGCCTGGCTCGATCCAGTCGATCGGCTCAATCTCCGCATCCGTGCCAAGAACCGCAGCATCCGCAAGGCCAGGCTACTGCACCAGTCATTGCGCGCCGCATTGCAAAACCTGGCGATCGACATTGCAGCCGGTCGCCCCGCCGCCAAACTTCACGACGAGGTGGTGGCCATCCTCGACCAGATACCAAAGGAACCGACGAAATGAGAATTACCGGACGCACCAGCCTGCTCGCCCTGGTCGACACGCGCAAGGCGGATCTGAAACTGTCCGACGCCGAGATCTGCCGCCGAGCTGGCATCAGCCCGAACGCCATCTACAACGTGCGGATGTACCCCAAGCGGCTGTTCAACCTCACGACCGTCCTGGCCTTGATCGAGGCGCTGGAGTTGACACTGGAAGCCCAGCCAGCCTTGACATCATCGCCTTGCGCTGAGTAATGTGATTATCACAACGTTTGGAGCAGTGACACCATGCACCCCATCACCCGCCTGATATCTCGCATCGCGCACGGCGACGAGATTTTGATCGCCCTGGGCATTGCGGTTATCGCAATGCTGGTTGCGGCTGCTGTGAATAACGGGGTGGGGCTATGAACACTCAATTCATCCTGCTCGCCCAGTACCAGACCTCGATCATCCCGCTCGATCTGGTGGCCCGCGATTATTTCCAGCACCTCACGCCGACCAAGCTCGCCCACAAGATCAGCCAAGGCGAAATCGATCTGCCAATGTGGCGCGCCGATCCGAACAGCCAGAAGTCGGCCAAGGGTATTGCGCTGGTTGACCTGGCGGCATGGATCGACAAGGGTATCGAGGCCGGCAGGAAGGAATGCGCGGGGCTGACAGGAACCCGGTACTAACCCCGGTACGAATGCAGTCCCAGAAATCCCCAAGAACCCCGGCTTAGCTGGGGTTTTTTGTTGGATCCGTCCATTCCATCATGGGGGCGACCGAGAAGCGGCGGGCCCTGGTAATGCTGGAGTTTTTCACTTTCCCAATTCCTGCCTGTTGTGAGCCGTTGTGATATTCTGCCTGATGCGATGCGATTTCCATCCGTGTTGCACTATTTTTGCGGGCGCGGTACGAACGGTTCGTATTTTGAACCGGGGAATTCGTACCATGGGCACCGTAATCGCCAAGACGCTCAAGGATGGCAGCACGTCCTACACCGCCCAGATCGTTATCAAGCGCCAGGGCAAGATTGTCCACCGGGCGTCGAAAACATTCCCGCGACAGGCCGCGGCCAAGGTCTGGATCAGGAACACGGAAACCGCCCTAGCCCAGCCCGGCGCCATCGAGCGCGCCAGCCGGCCGACGAAAACCCTGGCCGATGCGATCGACGCGTACACCGCCAGCAACCAGACGATGGGCCGCACGAAGGAGCAAGTGCTGCGCTCGCTGCGCGCCACCACGATCGCCGGGAAAGCCTGCGAGACGATCACATCGGCCGACATCGTGGCGCTGGCCGAGGATCTGGTGCAGACCCGCAAGCCGCAGACGGTCGGCAACTACCTCAGTCACCTTCAAGCCGTGTTCGCCATTGCCGAGGACGCCTGGGGCATTCCGCTCGACATGGCGCAGATGGTCAAGGCGATGAAGTCAGCGCGCCGACTGGGCACTGTCACGAAGGGCGCCGCTCGCGATCGACGCCCGACGCTGGACGAACTGGACCGGGTGTTGACGCATTTTACCGAGATCCATGCGCGCCGGCCAAGCACCTGCCCGATGCACCTCGTCACGATATTCGCCCTGTTCTCGACGCGCCGGCAGGAGGAAATCACGCGGGTCACATGGGCCGACTATGAAGGCGACCGCGTGCTGGTGCGGGACATGAAGCACCCCGGCCAGAAGATCGGCAACAATGTCTGGTGCGTGCTGCCCGCCGAGGCCCAGGCCGTGATCGCGGTCATGCCGCGGACGGATGCACGGATGTTCCCCTACACGGCCGACGCGATATCAGCGGCGTTCACGCGGGCGTGCCAGTTTTTGGGGATTGAGGATCTGCATTTCCACGATCTGCGGCACGAGGGAATATCCAGATTGTCGGAGATGAACTGGACAATCCAGCGCGTGACTATGGTGTCAGGCCATAGATCGCTGGGATCGCTCACGAGATACACCCACATGCGACAAACCGGGGATAAATACGCAGGATGGAAGTGGCTGGATATTGTTGCGAGCCAATCCAAATGATGTCATTCTCGCAACATGGTTGCACAATTTTCAATAGCACAGCTCGTCGCGGCTTTCCGCTATGACGAAGAAACCGGGCTTCTCTACTGGAAGGAACGGCCAGTCTCTATGTTTAGGGATGGAGGGCATTCCGCCGAGCACAACGCCGCAAAATGGAATGCGCGGTATGCCGGCCAAGAAGCCTTCTACACCGTTGACACAAAGGGGTATTTGCAGGGCAAGTTTGCATGCAAAACGGTACGCGCTCACCAGATTGCTTTTGCGCTATCGACTGGAGTTTGGCCTGAATTCCAAGTTGACCACATTGATCACAACAGGAAAAACAACAGGCCAGGCAACCTTCGCGCCGCAACTCGCGCAGTCAACGCCAAAAATCAGTCGATGCACCGAGACAATACGTCAGGCGTGTGCGGAGTTTCTTGGGATAAATCCAGAGGGAAATGGCATGCTGCAATCCGAACCAACAAGCAGATGATTAACCTCGGCAGGTTCTCGGACATCTCAGATGCGAAGAAAGCCCGAGAGGATGCCGAAGTTCGTTACGGTTTTCACCAGAACCACGGCACCCGCACCTAAATCACCGCCCCGTCATCTCAGCAATCGCCTGCTCGCCCATGACGGCCCCATAGGCAGCGGCTCGAGCCGAGTTCTGGCGCGACTTGAGCATCAGCACCACGCCCACGACAAACACCACGGCGACCAGCGCCAGCAGCCAGCCGGTGCCACCTGACGCCATATCGACTACGCCGCCACCAGCGCCGCCCGCACCAGCCGTTGCGGCGCCCTTGGCCTGCCCCGCCGACTTGTCGGATGCAGCCTCAGCCTCGCGCGCCATCTGGTCGGCAGTCTCGCCGGCCGATTTGCCAGCACCGTTGCGGAGCCACATGGCCACGCCGCGCGCCTCGATATCAGCGATCCGGCGCGACCAGCCCTTGCCGAACACCTTGAACGTGCCCAGGCCGCGCACGAACGACAGGCGCCGGCCGCAGAGCGCCTTGACCACGGCATCGCCCTTCATTGCGGCCACGGCGCCCAGGGTGGCCGGCCCGACCTGGCCATCGGCCTTGACGCCGACCGCCTGCTGGAGCCACTTGGCACCGCGCGATGGGCCGGAGTTGACGCCTGCATCGAAGGTCGCCAGGTCGACGCCGAACGGCAGCTTGTCGGCGTTCACGCCCAGCCAGTAGTCGTCGTGATAGAAGGCATCGACTTCGGCCGCGGTCCACTTGTCGACAGCCTTGGCCGGCAGACCATTGCGCCTACGATACGCAGCCCCGGCGCCGGCCGTGACGCCGCGCGAGGTGAAGCCGCCAGGATCGGACGGATGGTTGGATGTACCGCCTTCCCAGACCAGAGTGATCGCCTTGCAGGCTGGGTAATTTCCGCGCGCCATGATGGCCCCTTGCGTTATGTTGAGTGTTGTGATCGTATCAGTTCACTGTGATTGTCACAACGATAAACGCGAGGATAAATTGGATAACGAACGGGTCGCCCGTATCTGCCACGAAGCCAACCGAGCCCTATGCGCGGCATTCGGCGATCACTCTCAGCCGAGCTGGGATGATGCGCCAGAATGGCAGCGGTCAAGCGCAATGATCGGCGTCGAGTTTATTCAGGATAACCCAGACGCAACGCCATCGGCCTCCCATGAAAGCTGGCTGGCGCAAAAGAAGGCCGAGGGGTGGTCGTGGGGTGCGGTCAAAGACCCAGTGAAAAAAGAACACCCCTGCTTCATTCAATACGACCGCTTGCCGGCCGAACAGAAGGCCAAGGATCACATCTTTGGAGCCATCGTTCGCGCAGCGCTCCTGAACACCTGACGGGCAAATCCTACCGAAGTCGCACCGGGCACAGAGCGGAGAACGGTTCTAATCGACCTTGAAGACAGGCATGGGTGCCCCGATGGTACGGCTATGATAGCCCATGAAATTAGAGCAATTCGGCAACCCCAGCACTCAACCTGCTGGGGTTTCTTTTTTCGGGCTCATAAAATCATCCGGCACGCCGAGCTTCGCGGCCAGCTCGCGGCATTCCTCGCGCGACAGCAGATCGCGCTTTCCATTCGCCACGGCGATCAGCAGTTCCTCGACGGCCACGCGCCGGTTCAGCGACACCTCGTAAGAGCGCATCCAGGCGCGTTCGGCATAGGTCAACGGGCCAGTCTCGCCACGGCCCGGCCGCTTCTCAACCTCTGCGCAGTTCCCGACGAATTCCATCACCATCTCCCATCCCCAGTATCATCCAGCGGCGAGCTTTCGCCAATCCCGCGCAGCACCACGCCGGCCGCGACCGAACCCGTCGAGCGGCGCTTGACCTGAACGCCAGGCATGGCCTTGAGCCGCTGCGAAAACGTGTTGACGGGCGGCAGGAACCGTTCGGAATGTCCCTGCTCGATCGCCCATGCCTTGAAGTCGAGGAACAGTTTGCCCGTACCCGGCCAGCCAGCGGACGGCTCCGAGCTGGCGGCATGCACGCGGCTCTCGAACCACTCATTGACCGGGTCCAGCAGCAGCCAGCCTTGCAGCGCTTCTTTCGATGACGCGGGCATCGTATAGCCGCGGTTGACTGTCAGGCGCTGGGCACCGGCCACGGCGAACCGCAGCAGCAGATCCATTTCATCGGACCGGATACGGTCGGCAATGTCAGCGATGATCTCATTGTCGGGGATCGAGCGGTTGAACCGGATCACCACCAGGCGCCGTTGCAGACCGCGATCCAGCCCGCCATTGAACCTGGGCAGCGTGTTGGTCGTGAACACATGGATGGCGCGCGGCGTGAAAGTCATGGCCGACCGATACAGGTCGCGGCCCTCAAGCGTGTTGCCGGTCACCGCCGCCTTGAACGTCTCGCCCGAGATGGCCGAAGCCGACAGCTCGTCCGCCACGTTCGCGGCCTTGCCCGCCAGGTTCACGATGCGGCGCTCGTCCTCATAGGCAGACGGCGGGATGTGCGACACGGCATCATCGGGCAGCAGGCATTCCAGCAGCGAGGCGATGGTCGACTTGCCGTTCGATGCAGTCTCGCCCAGCAGCACGAACGCCTTGGGCTGCGGCAGGCGGGTGGCCATGCCGAAAGCCGCGGCGCCCAGGATCTCCCCGATCAGGTCGATTTTCTGGCGCTCGTCAGGATCGCCCTTGAACGCACCATGCACCAGGGTATGCAGCAGCGACCCCGCCGGCGGATCCATGCACGCGTCGGGGTTGAACCTGGCGGGGATGGTGAACCGAAAACGATCGTCGGGATCATGGCCGCGCGTCGTGATGGCGCCATCGTGACCGATGCAAATCACACCAGTCATTGCGTTTAGCCCAACAGTCGGGTCAGCAAAAAAGGAAGGCTGAGACAGGACAGTGCCCGCCTCAGAGATAATTCCGTCGATCATGCGCTTGCCGATCTTGATGGGTGACTTGCCCTGCACCGTAGCGCCGTCGAATTTATGCACGCCCAGGCGCAGCTTTTGCTCGGGGATTTCTTTCCATGCGGTCGGGCCCCAGGCCCAGAACGCACCGTCAGCTCGCACGACTTCGCCGCCGCAGACATGCTCGAGCGCGTGCGCGAATTGCTGGGCGATATAGACCTCGCTGCCATGCTCGACGTCGATCACGCGCGGGATCAGCGCAACGCCGTCAGCGCCCGCGACAGTTACCGCCTGCGGTTCGGGTGCTGCCAGGTCAGGCGCCGGTGCGGCCGGCTCGTGAAAGCCGACCGGGTCAATGCCTGCCACCTCCGCAGGCTGCGGCTCGACAGGGAACTCCGGCAGCTTTTCGCATACCGAAGCGCGCAGCATATTTTGCACGCCGTCCTTGCCCCAGCCCCACGCGATCGCGTCGGCCACGTCGAAGCCCTTGGGCGGGCGCACGCCAGATTGCCAGTCTTGGAATGCGTATGTCATGCGTTGGCTTTCGGCATGATCAGCGGCGCAGTGGGATCGATCCAGCCGTCCACAACAGCGGCGAACACGCCATTTTGCAGGCAGTATGGCTGCACGGCCGGGTTCTCATTGACAAACCAGACGTGCCCGCCTCCCTCGCGCACATGCCAGCGACCATTCGATGCCGGGAGCAATCCTACCGTCTTAAAAGTCGTCTCGCGCACTACTAAATCCCTTCCGCACATCAATAAAACGCACGCGCTTTGCGATAGCGCTTAGAGTTTCCCCGACACGTTCAGCGGTCGAGTATCCAGGCACGTCGAAGTCTGGCCAGATCACCACGTCGCGGCCCTTTAACGGGGACCAGTCGGCGCGACCCACACCATGCGTTCCGCCAGCCCATGTCACTACGGGCAATTGCCGCAGGTTCCACAGGGCATCGGCACATTTTTCTCCCTCAACCACAAACACTTGGCCCGTCCCGATACGCTCCAGCCCATACAGAAGCCGGGGCTTCTCGAACGGCAGGCGACACCAGCATTCACGGCCATCGGCCAGGCGCGCCCAGCAGACCATAGGCGTTTCCTTGCCGCCATCGGGCAGATCGTGCCGCAGAACATAGCCGTAAATCGACCCGTCGAGACGCCGATATGGGTAAACCGCTGATGGCGTGATGTTCCCCGTCTGTTCACGTTTCGGGTTATATAGGATCATTTTCCTATTTGGTGCAAGTTCCGCAACAGGATCGAGGCGGATTATCCCGGCATAGATATCGCGCGGCTCAATGCGGGCCGGCGCCACATTGACGCCGCGCCTGGCATTTCCCGACAAAATGTTGATCGCCTCAGAAGTGGTGACACCTTGAATTTTTTGAACGAAATCAATCACGTCACCGCCTTCACCGCATCCAAAGCAATGAAAGCGTTGAGCGCCATCCTTTCCGGTGAAGATAGTGAATGACGGAGTGCTTTCGGAATGCAGCGGGCAGCACGCTTCAAACTCATGCCCGTCAGCCTGGAGCTGGACGCCAAACGCCTGTGCCGTTGCCGACAGAGAAACGTCGCGCCGGATGCGGTCAATGTCGCCGCTCATGCTGCATCCACCATTGCAATGCGCTCACCGATCACCCGCATGACGTTGACTGCCATCGAGTTGCCGAGCGCTTTGTATCGGGGACCATCTGCAGCTGTCTTGCCGCGATGCGGAATGGCGGTGAAGTCGTCGGGGAAACCTTGGAGGCGTTCGCACTCACGAGGTGTCAGGCGGCGGACAGCCCAGTCGGCTTGAACAGCCTGCACTTCTGGGCGAGCTTCGAGGGTGTAAGCAATATCGGCCTGCACCCCAAGGCCGTCGGGGCCGCTGGTGGGGTTCTCCCGGGCTGCCCCGGCTTGGATGGCATGGGCGATTGCGGGCGGATGTGCGCCGGCCGCTAGGGGGTGGCATGGGTCGCCAGCCTTCGGAACGCTGCGGTTCGCCTTGCTGGTGATCTGTGTGGTGTCAAAGGGCACAGGAACGATCGGCGTGCCGCGCCCAGTGCCGTCCTCGCTTGCGTCAAAGCCTTCAGCCTTGAGCGTGTGCGCAACCATCGTCTCGGTTTCGTAGTCTTGCCGACCCATGCCGCCGGCGTTCAGGCAATGTGGCACATTGCCTGTTGACGATATCAGTCCGCCGTCGAGGTCGAAGTCGGTTCCAAGCCCGCCACCGCCCTTAGTGCGAGCGCTAATTGTGGGGGCAACTCTTTGCCCCGCTTCTCTGCGCGGCGGAGAATCCCCGCGCAGGCTCGCGCCGTCAAATAGTACCGCTGCGGCACGTCGCCAGTCTCCAAGATATCCGACAACGAACACACGGCGTCGACGTTGTGGAACGGCCCACTCGTGTCCATGTGCTCGACAGAACTGAGCGTCAAGCACTCGGTAGGCGAACCCATACCCGAGTTGCCCCAGCGCTCCGAGGAAGGAGCCAAAATCCCGTCCGTCTGCGG